ATTTTCGATTCCATCCGAGATCATGTCCTCCTTGAACATGTAATTAACAAAATTAGGTTTGAATGATAAATGATTTGCAATCTTCAAGAAACACTCACCGATGTATCTGGGGATAACCGGTTTTACTTTACCCTGAATTTGTGCAATTTCAACATCCTCACGATATCTGATAAGTGCAGCCAAGAACTCCTTATTGTTTACATAATGTTCCGACCTCTTTCTTTTTGCCATGGGTCTTATCATAAGTTTATCTCATAATATGTATAGATTATATCATCTTACCCATCACTTGACAAGACCTCAATTACTCTATAGAATAACTCTGTTAAGGGTGATGAGACAGCTATAGCTTAAGATTCCATTTTATAGATCTTCTCTAAGATTTCTTTAGCGTCGTTAACAGTAGATATAAATCCCATCTTTTTACTTAACTTAGGTTGACCTGATTTGTCAGAGTGTGAATCTCTTACATAGGATTGATACATTACAATCATATCAATATCCGATGATTCGCTCATTGTCATCACGTCATCTAATTTAAGCATAAACATATCTTCATTAGTTGTCTTTAACCATGGTTCAATTTTATATCCAACAACACCTATACGAGATTTAATTTCATTAACAACAACTGGATTAGTTATAATTAGTATTGTTCTGTCCTCTTCTTCAGAGGCAGCAACTTTTGCGAAGATTTCCTCTCCAGACTTTAATTTTATTGTTGCGTAAAAGTCTTCTTCAATTCCCATGTTTTCCTAATTGAATAGTGATTATCTCATAGTTAAAATTTTCTTCATTATAGATTTTAATTCTTTCTATCAAATGATTTAGTGTATAATTTCTTCTAGAGTTTTTTGTACAGTCATCAGCAATATCATACAATATAGCCTTTACTTTATTTTTTCCCTTTCTAAGAACTCTTCCAATACTTTGAAGATTTCTGATTCTTGATTTACTAGGAGAAGCAAAGATAACATTATGGAGATTTTTAATATTGATGCCTGTAGAAAAAGTTCCATAAGATGCTACGATAATGGCATTCTTTTCTTTTTCTGTTATCTCTCTTGCTAGTTCCCTTTCTTCAGCATCTATACCACCATGTATAAAAAATACCTTGCGGTCATCACCCTTGTTATTATTTATCTTATCATAGAGCACTGCTCCGTGTGCTTCGACTCTACTGTAAAGGACAAGAGTATTGCCCTTTAGATCTAATGCTAGGTTAGTTATAAATTTATTTCTCTGTTCATGTGAGATGAGATATTCTAATTCATCATTGTAAGATTCAAATACCTGAGGTGGATGCTTAAGAACAAGACATTGAATATCGAGTTGTGATAAGTGACCTTGCCTCATCAACTCCTCTGTTCTTGTCACTTTATATGATGGACCAAACAATCCTTCCAGAACCCACTTATGAGTTTGCGTGCCATCTAGAGTGCCAGTAAATCCAAATCTATATTTTGCATGGTGCAATTTTGTCATTATAGATATTAAAGACTTACTCTTAAACAAGTGAGCTTCATCACCAATCACAACATTATATTCTTCAAAGAAACTTCTATCCAATTTATAGACAGATTGCCAAGTTGTGATTGTTACTGGAGCATCATTACTCTTTTCTCTACCAGAATAGATACGGTGACAATATGAATCAGCATCCCAACCATAATCAAGAAAATCCTTATACATCTGCTCTACAAGAGATGTCGTTGGAACGATTAAGAGTGTTTTTTGCCCTTTGTCAGCGTAATATCTTACGAGGGAATAAATCATCAGAGATTTGCCGCTGGCAGTGGGGCTTATCAATAGTTTTCTATTGTGCTTTAGAGCACCGTATACTCCCTCGACTTGATACTTCCTTGGTTGGTGAGAGCAGATAGACTGCATATAATCTTTAACACCCTCATATGAGATCTGTTCGTTCTCCTCATATGGAGTTCCATAATATTTGTTATCCTCAAACTGATATGTGTATCCATAGTTCTTACAGAAGGATACAATCTTATCCAACAGACCCACATAGATCTGCTTGGATCTTATATCGTAAAGGTGTATCTCACCATTCCAATACTTATTTCTATACTGGGGCATGAACTTTGCCCCTTCTACTTCAAATTTAAAATGATCTCTTAACTCATAATCGATATGAGGTTCAGTATTAATTTTTAAAAATACTTCGTTTGATTTAGAGATTACAAGGTCTGTTGTATTCACGATGATACTTCATCTGTGAATATTTATCACATATTTTCAAATCTATGTTCTAATATAATTCTGTAAAAATGATCTCTCATTGTAAGTAAATCTTCTTGCTCCATTGGATCTCCACCAGCCCATTTATTACATGCCTGAGATAAACCAGTATGTATCACACGAACTGCCTCTATTGGCAACTCCAAGTGATAATATTGTTCTTCTTCATTCATCAACCTAATCCTGAGTTGAATCGCATGAACTCAATAGCATTCTTAATCTGAAATGTTCGATTGTTGATTTGCTTCAGTATGCTTTCTATGTAAACTAACATAGTATCATAATAATCAATCTTGAGCGATGCATTCGACAATTTAGCATCAGCATCAAGATACTTCTGCATGGTATCTTTATCTCTTATCTTCTTTGGAAAGGGGTCTGTTACATATACATCAGGGTCTGCTTTACCACTGAAGTATTCATACCTTTCGTGTCTAATATTCTTCCTTTGCTGTTCTGCCTTCTTCCTTAACAAAAAGATGGTATTATACAGTTCAAAGTATTTTGCATGGAGTGTGGGAATATTTAGCGATTCTGTATGTAAATTGTCTGGATCTAATTTTGAATCCTTTTCCCACATTCCTTGAATGGTATCAAGATCAACACTCATAACTCCTGATTTTTCATATTAGTCATATTATAACTAGTATACTTGAATTCTACGTTTGCTGTAAAGTACTGTATGTCAGTATCTGTAGCATCAAATGTAAGTGTGGTTAATGAAGTTGGAAATAAGTCCTTGAAATTAACGTTAAATTTTGGAACTAGATTACTACTTAAAATCTGTAGTGTTCCATCTGAATATATGTTTTGTCTATCTTTTAAATATTTTCCTTTTACAATACCACTATCATTGAGATCTCTAAATTCTTGAACTGACTCTGGATATCCCAATCCACGAATCCAGTTTTGAATTTCCATAAAATTTTCTAAATTTTCATCAACCAGAAATCTTAACGATAGATCACCAAAATCTATCTTATCTCCAGGTGTTGGAATATCTCTCAAGTAGTTTGGTTGAAAGGCAACACCAAGATTCAAATCAGGTATATTGGCTTCATTGCAGAAAAAAGCAACTTTCGGACTTCTCTTCAAATTAAATTGAAATCCTGTTGGAGAAAGAAAATTACGATTTTCTATTTGTGATCTTGCCATCGGTTTTCTAAGTATTTAGATAAAAAAAGGGAGTCCGAAGACTCCCCCTTGCACTTCCTTCACACGTAAGGAAATTATATCACATGAGGTTCTTAACTGCAACTCTTCTGTAGTAACGGTTTTGGTTAACGTTGAGTGCACCCATGCCTTGGTCGGTTCCTTGAGCGAAGGGGTTGGAAACAAGACCATAACGGGTCTTGAAGCCAATCTTCGGCTGGAAGGAGTTCTCGCCAACTGCACGAACCATCTGCAGAGGAACGTAGGGGCAGTAGAACAGACCTGCGTCATAGGGGGAAGAACCCTTATAACCACAGACGTAATACTGGTTGCCGTTTGCAGTGTTGTTAGCGTTGAGGTTTGCAGAATAAGGATCGATGTATACACGATACTTACCTTGCAGAACACCAGCGAAGGTGTTACCCGTGTCATCAACGGTAAGATTAGCGTTGAGTGCAGGGGTGTAGTCAAGCACACCAGCCATGGTCAGTGCAGATGCTACGTCTGCAGAACACATGATGATGTTGCCCTTCCCGCGACGAGTTCTTTGTGCGATTGCGTTTGCATCGCGCTCGATTTGGAACAGGAGACCCTTGAAC